ATTACTTTTTATCCTTTTTTCTTTTAACAACTATTTTACCATCTTTTTCTGTAACTTTCATACCTGCATTTTCAGTATGTTTTTTTAGTTGTTTATATTTTTCAGAAGGTGTTAATTTTTTAGGCACAGGCTCTCATTCCTTTTTTGTAGCCCATTCTTTTTGCAACTTTAGGAGCTTTCTTTTTTAAAGCTCTTATGCCTTTACCTTTTTTACCTGCTGGTATTTTCTTTTTTGGTTTCATTTTTTCTCCTTATTTTCTTTTTATTAAATCTGTTGCCTTTAATCCGTAAACCGAAGCAATGACACCTACAAAAATTGTTTGGTACCAAAATGGAAGTTGTGAAAAATATTCAAAGAATAATTTCATTTTATCCATTGCACTTGGGTCATCCGAAAATACTGCCCACGCAAGTAATACTATTGGAGCCGACAATAAAAGTAAAATAAATTCGTCTTTCCAATCTGAATTTCTAGATTCTAATAATTTACCTTGATAAGCTTCCTCACCTCGAGCCATTTTTTCAGCATGACGCATTTGTGCATCCGCCATTAACATTTTTGTTTTTTGACGGTTCTTAAAAATGTGTGAGCCAGCTTGTGCGGCTAATTTAATTGCCGAAAACCACATATTAGTACCAAGTAGCTGTACTTTTCTTTTCTGCTAACATTCTTTTTTGACCTTTTACTTTATCAGTCATTAATTCACCTGCTTTTGGCGTTTGAATTTCTTTTCCGCCTTTTGGGTAACCAATTTCTGTTTTTGCAGAAGTCATTTTTTTATTTTTTTTCATTTTTTCTCCTAGGTTTACTCTTACCTGCTTCAGAAAGAGCAATTGCTATTGCTTGTTTCTTATTTTTAACACGTTTTTTAGATTTTCCAATAGGTAATTTACCTTTTTTAAATTCTCGCATAACTTTTGCGATTTTTTTCTCTGTTTTTGACATTAATTGTTTTCTTGTTGTTTTAAAGCGTGCTGTAAAACAGTTTTTTCAATAGATGTATCAGCTCTCAAGTTAGCTAATTCTTCATTTTGATTTAATTTTTGTTGATCAGTCATTTGATTCATCATCGCTTTCATCTTCTCAACGTTAATTCTTTCATCATCGACTTCACCTTTTCTAGAATTCTCTTGTGCTCTTATATCAAGTTCTCTAGCTTTTAGTTTAGCGATAGGATCATTACCAAAATCACCATTAAGTTTTTTTTCTTCTTGTAAAAACTCATCCATCATCTCTGCAATCAATACAGCTTTTCTAGATTCTATTTTCATATTCAATTGCATAACCATTTGTTGCATTTGTGGGTTTTGCATTGCTTGTGGATTTTGTTGCATAGCTTGTAGTTGTTGTATCTCTTGTGAGAATTCCATTTCAACTTGTTCTAAAGCCATTAATGAAATGTGTTCAAAGATATTTTTTTGTAATGCTGCATTAATTGCAGGATTATTTTTTGCAATATTAGTTGCCATAAAATTTAGGTGGGCTGTCATATGAGCTCTATGGTCTTGTCCTTTAAATGCTTGAAATGGAACACCACTTAATGAATCAATGTGTTCTAAAGATGGATCTTTAGGAGCTGGTTGAGGTGGTTTCTTTAAAACTAAGTCGATATTTTTTACACCTAATGCTTCATACATATTTCTATATGCTGCATATAGATTATGAATTTGTGGATTTGATTGAGCTAATTGTAATTCAGTTTGAGCTAAAGATATTCTTTGAGTTTGAGAAAAAATATTAGGATCAGCAACAGGTAAGATATCAATCTTATCATCAAAGTCTGCTTGCTTAATCATTCTTTGACCCCCTACTACATCATATGGATATTCTTCTGGTAAATATAATTTAAATACACGTGATAATAATTTAAATTCACTTTTAAGACCAACATATAGTCTTTTGTGAATTGCAGACATTGTTCTGCTACCACGTTCCAACAAGGCAACTGTCGTTCCCACTGCAGCTTGTTGATTACCCTCACCTACTTGCATGTCAGCTATAGATGCAAAACGCTGACCAGCCTGTACAACGACGCCCATGAGTTGAAGAAGTGTTGCACTCGGCTCTTTAAATGGAAGTGTCATAAAAGCATCTCTTATGTTTCCACCAGGAGCATCTACATCCCTGAATTCACCAGGTTGTATTGATTGTGCATCATCTCTAATTCTAATTCCTCTTTGCTTAAATCCAGCAGGTAAATTTGATAATGTACCAGCATCCAATAATGATCTTAGTGCTGATGTTGCAGTTCTAGATAACCCACCAATCATGTGAATTAAACCAAAACCATAGAAACCTAATCCAGGTAAAAATTTAAAATGTACAAAATAAGAAATCTTTTTTCTTAATGGATCTCCTATTTCATAGTTTCTTCTAATCGATAATATTTCTCTAGAGTTTTCTTCGATCGTTACAATATAAGGTAATTTAATACCAGTCATTTCCCCATCGGGTCCTCGATCTTCAAAACCTTCGATGTCTAGGTTAACATGACATTCAAGTAATGTGAAGATGTCTTCATTATTTTTTCCTGTTTGTCTAATTCCCTCTAATTCATTTTCTTTTTTATCTAAATCTGTTTCATTATCATAACCAGGAGTTAATTCTATATCTCTATAAAATCCTCCTACTTGTTGTTTTCTTAAATCGTTTCCAGAAGTTTTAACTCTATGAATAATTGATTCCGCATCATCTAATGAGGTAGCAGTGAACGGAACAATTAAATCATCAGCAGGAACAAACTTTGATACAGCTCTTCCTAATAATTCATCATAATAAACTTTTTTAAATGCAGAACCAGATAATGGTAAATAAAATAACATTTGATCGAACTCAGTTTCATACTCTGGCATTTGATCCATTAACTGATAATTCATAAATTCTTTTACACGTTCGGCTTGTGAAGTTTTTTCAGGACTTGGTGCGCCAACAGTTTGAGTTCTTACAGGTCCTTGAGCCGGGAGCAATTCTTTATAAGCCAAAGATTGAAATTGAGTAACTGCTTCTGCAAGGACTGGGTGTGTTGCACCTGAAGCTCCTTGGAAAGGTTCTGTTTTTTGTTCGTACTTAAATCCTAAAAGATCTAAACCTTTTATGTAAGATTGTTCCCAATCTTGTCTTGAAGATTTATAATCTACATAGTTGGAAAATAATTCTGAACCAAGGGGCATTAGAACATCCTCTGGTAATAACTCAGCTAGATTGTCGTAGTGATTTTCAGTTTGAGCCTGGTTCATGGCTCCTGGTTCAAAATTAATTTCTACACCACCATCTTCCATAGGTGTAATTTCAGTGTCACCTTGATTAGGTAACTCTTCTTGTAATTCAATATTTTCTTCAGCCGCTTGTTCAGGGCCTTCAATTTCAATTTCTTTTCTAACTTCGTTTGGAAGTGCTTTGTCGATTTCTGCCATTAATTTTCTCCAGTTTTACATCTTTAACAGTATTATACTCAACATTCAAGCCTTGTGATAAAGGACCTGATTTTGGTGGTACGGTTGTTGTAAGTTTTTTATACTTACTTGGGTGTTTAAATATAAATGTCATTTACCAATAATAACTTCTTTTTTTTCTGGGAAGCTCTTCATCTCTATAGTCTTCTGGGTGAATAATCAACCCCCCTTGTCTAAATCTCATTAATGCTTGTGTTGTACTATCTACTAAATCATCATGATCTCCATATGGAAATGATGCACATTCTTCAATTACCTCTTGTGCAAATTCTTTATCGGTCGGTGCCCAAACCATACCAGACTCAAACAGTGGGGCGACACTATTTACACGGCTGTGTTTGTCGTTTCCTTTGGAGGGTGTATAATTAACAACAGGGATCCCCATCTGTCTGAGTTCGTATGTTAGTGGTAAACCAGAAGCTTTCGCTTCAACTAAAACTGTTTCAGGTTGCCAGTAATCATATTGTTCTTTAGCAACACGTCTAAGATCAGGAAACTCTAAACGTTCCTTCATTGCATCAAGTAAAATTATATGTTGAGGATCTCCTTCATTTTCTTGAAAAACTCCCCAAGTAGTAATTGCACTATAGTCGGCTGTTTCTTTTTTAAGAAAGGCTGTGTCATAACTTTGAATGACATGTTG